TGCTGACAGGGCGGATGCTGAACTTTTGCGTTTGGCAGATAGGTTGAAGAATGGAATTTCAAACACCCGACACGATAATTAACGAATTGGCGTCTGTTCGTTCGGAAGCTTCTAAGGGCGTTGATGCGTTGCTGGAATGTGAAACAGATGTGGCACGCCTCGATTTTGAGTATTCGAAGGTTCAGGCGCAAGCGGTTTTGGATGCGGTTGGAACAGCTTTGGATCGGCAAGCGTTGGCTACTTTGGCTGCCGCTGAAATAAAGTTTGAACTGGATTTGGCTAGGGCTAAGTTGAATCGTGTGAAGGCTAAGTTGCGCCATTTGCAGGATGTGCAAACTAACATTCAGTCACAGGCACGAATGGTTGAATTGACTTATAAAACGGCTGGGGTGGGGCGTTGAAGCCGAAGGATCGTGCAAGCCTGTTCAAGCGTGACGAAGAAGTTTGCTGGCATTGTGGCACAACCGAAAACTTGACTGTTCAGCACCGCGTGAATCGCGGAATGGGTGGCAGTAACAAACGCGATAACCCAGCCAACCTAATCTTGTTGTGCTGGTTTGTGAACTTTGAAATGGAAGCTTCAAGCAGGGCAGCGGAATCTGCACGCTTGGCTGGTTGGAAAGTGGACAGGGGCGGTGTCCCCAACCTGACACCGGTATTTCACCAACCAACAAACGCCTGGTATTTGCTAGATGATGCGTGGGGGCGTAGAGTTATCCCGAACTAACTTTTTGTTGATAGGAAAACAAATGAAAATTGAGTGTGATCGTTGCGGTTTGCAATGTTTAAGTGCGTTCGCTTTTGAGAAAGCTTTGGAACGCGGCAAAATGCCTTTGTGTGCGGATTGCCAGCAGTTAGAGAAACCTTTGTATCGCGTTCAGGGTGTGGATGATTATTGTGTTCCGCACCAGGGTTATTTTGATTTGGATGATTGGCCTTTGAACAATGATGGGTTGCGCATTTTTACTGATCTTGGGTTGTGTGGTTACAGCGATTGTGTAAAACTTGGACACCACGCAGAACCTCAGCTTGTGGAGTATAAGCAGCCGAAGCATCCACGCCGTAAAGGGTTTGTGAAGCCGGCACCAAAAAGGTTGGGTAGGCCACCAAAAGTTGTCGTTGAAGAACAGGTCAATTTGAAGCGTGTCAATGCGCAAGTTTTTGACTTGGCAGTTATTATGGCGTTGGCGGAAGTGCAAGACTTCAACCATCGAACAAAAAAGTTTCAAGCTAAACGGCTTGATTGAAGATAGGAAAACGAATGTCAATTATCAAACCCCAAAAATCGGGTGTGTCTGAAATTCCGCACGAATGGATTTTAGATGAACGCCTTTCGTCACTTGAACTAGCCATTTTGGTTAAGGCAACTGTGTTCAACAATGTTGCTGCGCTTGCCGCCGATTTCTATGTTGCTAACCAAACCCGTTTTGAAAACCCCCAGCACGTTTTGCAAACCGCTTTGGTTCAACTGGAAAGACTTGGTTATCTTGAACCTGGTCAGTTCTAGTGGCTATCGAAGTAATGTCTGCGGTGCTGAATCACAGCAAAGCTACTGGCAGGGCAAAATTGGTGCTGTTGGGTATTGCTAACCATCAGGGCGATCAGGGGGCGTGGCCTTCAATTGCTACTCTCGCCCGATACGCTAACGCAAGTGAGCGTTCTGTGAAGCGTGATATTCAAGATTTGGTGGAGTTGGGTGAGTTGCTGGTGCAAGTAAATGCTGCACCGGTTGATGCGCAATACAAACCAAACCTTTATTGGGTGACCATTTCAGGGGTGACAGATTCGGCATCAGGGGTGACAGGTCAGGTCATCAGGGGTGACAGATTGGGTAATTCAGGGGTGACACCTAGTGGCACACTAACCATAAATAAAACCTTTAAAGAAACTAAGGGCAAAAAAGGTTTTGATGCTGGTTGGGTTTTGCCTGATGATCAGCGAACAAAGCTTGCTGAAATGTATCCGAACGCTGATTTGGATTTGGAAGTTTTGGCAATGATTGATTACCTGGTTGCTGGTGGGAAAGAAAATGATGTGAAGGATTTGGCGGCGCGGTTTAGGACTTGGATGCGCAACGCTGATAAGTTTGCGAAGGGTGCTTTGTCGAAGCCGTCAGTTGATGATTGGTTTGTTAAGCCAGAAGATAGGTTGAAGTGAGTATTGAACAGGCCCTTGTTGGGGCGGTGTTGTTGGGTGGGGTTCGCACCTTTGATGATGTTGAGCTTTCGCCAGCAGATTTCTTTGAACCGATCAATGAAAAGATTTGGGCTGAGTTCGCTAGGCGTGCCGCCGAAAATGAACCGATTGATTCGCCTTCGATGTCACCAAAGTTTGATTCGGTGTATTTGGCTAAGTGTGTTTCGTTGTGTCCTGCACCGGCATCAGCAGGTTTTTATGCTGGCAGGGTGCGCGAGTCGGCGTTGAAGCGTAGGTTGGCGCAGACTGGAACGATGCTGGTTGAAGAAGCGGTTTCGGATTTGTCGGCTGATGATGTTTTGGAGTCGGCGTATCGGCAACTTGATTTGTTGCAACTAACTACTGTGACTGATGAAGTGGAGTATTTGCCTAGTGTGTTGCGCACTTATCGTGCCAGCCTTGACGAAGTGGTTGTTAATGCCAGTTCAGGGATCGGCAAGTTGGATGACTTGTTGAATGGGTTTCGGCGCGGTGGCCTTTACATTATTGGGGCGCGACCTGGTGTGGGTAAAACAGTTATCGGGTTGCAAGCTGCTTTTGGCTTGGCGCGTAATGCAACTGCATTATCGAATGGTGAACCTGCTGGGGCTGTGGCGTTTTACTCGCTGGAAATGTCGAAGCGCGAGTTGATGAATCGTTTGGTGTCTCAGGTGCTTTCGATTCCGATGGATTCCCTTGACAGGGGTTTGCTTGGAGTGGTTGAAAAGAAACGCATTGATGAGCGCGGTGGCGAGTTGCACAACCTGCTGACTATCAATGATCGTGGCAATCAGTCTTTGGCTTCGATTCGTAACTTTGCCCGTTCTATCAAACGGCAGGGTGTGCCGCTGAAAGCAATTGTTATTGACTATTTGGGTTTGATTGCTGATGTGCAGTCGGGGCGCAATCGTTATGAAGCGATGACAATGGTTAGCGGTGCGTTGAAAGCTTTGGCGAAAGACTTGGACATTCCGGTTATTGCTTTGGCGCAGTTGAACCGAAACGTTGAAGCTCAAAAGGAATCAATGCCTAAAATGTCTGACTTGCGTGACTCTGGTTCGATTGAGCAGGATGCCGATGTTGTGATTTTGTTGCACCGATCTAAGGAAGAACCTGGTGTGATGTGGTTGAATGTTGCTAAGAATCGCCACGGTCAAACAGCAACTTTGCAGTTCAAGTTTGAAGGGCATTACAGCAGGATAGGAAGCGACAAATGACTTTGAAGATTGGTTCGTTGTTCAGCGGTTACGGCGGTTTGGATTTGGCTGTTTCTGCTGTGACTGGTGGTGAAGTGGTTTGGCATTGTGAGTGGGATGATGCGCCAGCCAAAATTTTGGAAAAGAATTTGCCTGGTGTTCCTAACTTTCGGGATGTTTCTAAGGTAGATTTCACACAGGTAGAAAAAGTTGATATTTTGACTGGTGGGTTTCCCTGCCAAGATTTGTCACTTGCCGGCAAAAGGGCTGGCTTGAAGGAAGGCACTAGAAGTGGATTATGGATTGAGTTCGCAAGAGCAATTGAAGAACAGCAACCAAGACTTGTTGTTATCGAAAACGTCAGGGGTATCCTTTCAGCCGCAGCACATAGCGACTTGGAATCCTGTGAATGGTGTTTGGGTGACGGATCAGGTGAACCTTCTTTGCGGGCATTGGGTGCTGTGGCAGGAAGCCTGGCCGAGCTCGGGTATGACTGTAAATGGACAGGTATTCGCGCTGCCGACACAGGCGCACCACACAACCGATTTAGAATCTTTATCATTGCCTATCCAAAAACTCCCAACACCAGCCGTTAATGACATGGGTGGAAACAAAACAATTGAATGGTGGGATGAATGGACAGAAAAAACCAAAGCTAAGCACAATAACAGCAATGGTCATGGGCCATCTTTAAACATTGAGTTGTTGCGGTTACTGCCCACCCCGAACACAATGGATAACTTGCCACCAAGAACACCAGAAAAAATTGCTGAAAGTAAATTGCGCACCCCTGCTGGTTACAGCAATTTACGCGAATCAGTTGTTAATGATTTATTGCCAACACCGAAAGCTTTGGATGGGGTCAAAGGCAATTTAAAAACTTCGGAAGAACGCATTGCTGCTGGTAACCAAGTTGATTTGCCAAATGTTGCAATTGATTTGCTTCCAACGCCACAGGTTGATGATTCTAAAAATACTGGTCACAACCAAGATCGCAGAACAACTTTGGCAAGCGAAGTTTGGGAAACCGAACGCGCAACGGCTTGGGGCAAGTTTGAACCTGCGATTCGCCGTTGGGAAAATGTTTTGGGCCGACCAGCACCAGCCCCAACGAAACCTGATGGGCGTGATGATGCGCACCGGTTGAGTTCAGAATTTACTGAATGGATGATGGGTTTACCTGCTGGTTGGGTTACGGGTTGTGGTTTGACCCGTAATGAAGAATTGAAGGCGTGCGGTAATGGTGTTGTGCCACAGCAAGCTGAATTGGCTTTGCGTATTCTGCTTGAAGGAATCAGTTTTGAACCTGCTGGGGGGGGGCAGGTAATGTTTCCAACCCCAACAGTTAGCGATACGTTTACGGACAACCTTGCAAGCACGCAACAGAAACCTGGTTCAATGCATAGCGTAACTTTGCCGCAGGCTGTCCGTATGGTTGCCGCTGTCGAAGAAACAAACTAACCTGACTATGTGTATAACTTTGCTGAATGTCCGCGCTGTGGTTTCCGTTGGGAAATCGCGGGCAAACGCAATAAGCAAATCCGGTGCGATAGTTGCAAAGCTTCAAGACAGGAACGGGTGAAGTATGGCGAAGAAGAATGTTTGGCTTGGTCGGGTGACTTTGATCGGTTCAATAATCCGGTTTTGGGTCAGCACCTTTATCTTCCTGGTTATCGTTTGTGCGGTCATCGGGATTGCGTTCGTATTGACCATATTGTTAGAAGTGTCGGCGGTTTGGCATAAACTGA